ATTCTTCAACATTCACTTGCACTGGACCAATCTGCTTGGTTGCGGCTGTGCCATCTGTGTAGGTGAGTCTGATCACAAAATCATACAGAGCCAAAGCGTTGCCTGTGCCAGGAGCACCAAAATCTCCTGTGAGATCAAAAGAGACCTGTGTGCCAAAGGTGTAATTGGTAACTGTGTTAAACACAAACTCTTGGCTTTCATAATATTGATCTGTAGAGAACTTGTAGTAGACGATGACGCCTCGGATCCCAAAGTTTGGAGTATTGGTAGCAGTAAAGGTATTTTGATTGACTATGGCTGTGATCCTTCGGGGATTCTGGGGGGCTCCAGAAGTGAGTTTTGGTCTCAACTCAAGAAAGTCTATGACATCATTGTATCTGGCTGCAGGTGGCAGTTCTGATTGAGGTAATTGCCAACCGTCAACAACCTGTCTTGCTCCACCTTCAGTTAATCCTGTGAGATTGGGATTTAGTTCAGCCTCATTTGGTGGAAACTCAACCTGTCCTGTAAACACAAATGTGCTGGGTCTGCCATCAGTGGCAAATGATCTTGCATAAAATTCATAGTAACCAAATCCAATATTGTTGAGGTTCCAAGGTATATCACCACCTGCTCCTGGTAGGGTGTCTAATCTAACTTCAGTCCAAGGTGATTGTCTACTGTATCTCCACCATAATATGCTGTAACTGTATAGGCCATCCTGAGGCTGTGCAAACACCGTGCTGATATTGTAGTTGCCTGTGCTGATGCGAACTGCCTGTGATCTTTTCACTGACAGTGCAGCCTGAAATGGTGGAGGTGGAGGAGGTGCCACAGGTGGAACATTGATAGGCGGCACTACAACCACAGGCGGTGCAGTAGGAGGACCACTGTCAGGGCCACCACCAGGGCCACCACCACCAGGAGCATTTGGGTTTGTGGCAGGTGGGTTTGTGATCACAGGTGTTATAGTAACTGGAAATACAGCATTGGTTGGCGGCACCAAGCCTAGGGGATTAGGATTGAATGAACTAGGAAAATAAATTATCGATCCCTTGGGCACATAGGTTGGTATGACTATGTCCTCTTCACCAACTCTGGTATAGGGATAGATGTCATCTGGATTACGCACACAGCCAAGATCCACAGTCATATCATTGTTGATCTTAACTGAAACCACACGCCAAGGATCTGTGCCAAAGTTTAGAATATTTGAATTGATGCGTATGCAGTCACCTGGCTCTAGTTCCAGTGCTTTAGAAGTGGCAGTAAACACACAGGATTCTTGACGTCGTTGTTTGTTGAATATTAGACGTGCAAAGTCTTTGGCAATGGCATAGTTGGTGATACCACCCAGTGTGGTTTCATATTTGTTTTCTCTGTTACCATCTCTGGAAATATAGACCTGACGTTCTGCTTCAGTCTCTGGATAGATCACAGTTTGATTTGAGAACTTTTGATCTGGATCCACATAGGTCACTGCCACCACATTGTATTTTGATGAACGGTCAATGCCTGTGAATGTGACATCGCTGACAATGTCGTCTTTGGTCAAGGTCTGCACAATAGTGGCAACACCTGACAAGATGTCTGTTTCATTGCCAGCATCTTCAATGCGTAGTTTGTATTTGCCCTGCACATATGGCATGTATGCACGAAAGTTCTGCAACATGACCTTGACATTGCTCATCAACGAGGTGTCTGTGTTCACTACCATGTTCAGTGTTAATATAGGACCTTGGATACTTTGACTGGCCAAATAGGTCACTGTTTGATTGCATTTTCTTGCGGCTGCTTTGAATGTGGTGTAGTCTATGTCTGCATTGACTAGGCCTTTGCCATAGCGTGGATTGCGTAGATAGTCTAGCAGACATTCTGCTGGGTTTGTGGAATAACGCACAGAATTCACATCATATTCCTGTGTTTCTGTGGTGTCTACCAATAGGCTGGCCACACGCTTGCCTAAGATGCCTGCACTGAGTTCTGGGATATTACCACTGAAAGGATTGGCATCTGAATCTGCCTGTGTTTTGATTTCACGCCATTCATATCTGGCAAATATCACTGCCAGTCCATTGTAGACCATGTCTGAGGTGAAACTTGGTGCTTCTGCAAAGATGTCGCCTTTGACTATTGTGCCCACAGTGCTGGATCTGGGATTGGCAAAGTTTACACCTGGGAAGAAACGCAGTTGCACACGATCCTTGTAGCGATCAGCATTCACAGTCACCAATGAACCGCCATTCAAGGCACCTACTTGATCCACTGGCAATTGCCAATCATCGATGTAGACTTCACGCAGACCTTCTATGACTCCTTCACTGAGCACATAGGCCACATAAAGATATTTGTTAGAAGTAGATCCTGTTTCTGCAAATGACACCGCTGTGCCTACTTTACGATAACCATACACCACTGGAATTTGACTTGTGCTTCCTTGTCTTTGGATTAGAACACCTTGTTCACGCTGTGAAGCGGCATCACTGTTGCCCATATCTGGTATGCTGGGCATGAACGGTTGTAGCACAAAGTCCATGACTGTGTTGACAACCTTTTCACCAACCTTGGTGGCACCTAGGCCAGCACCAATAATGGCACCAACTGGACCACCTACCAAGAAGCCAACGGCTGCACCAACTAGACTGCTAAAAAATCCCATTATGCAATTTCCTTGTTCATTATACTGATTCTAATAGGCGTGAATCCTAGTTCATCATAGACATCATTGAGTCTATCCATACGATGTCCAATGTCAATGGCTCTGATCTGTGTGACTTTGAATTGGCTGCTCCAGTCTGTGAATTCATTGACTAGGTTTTGGTAGTTGTTGATCTCAGCAAATTCTGGAATCAAATATAAAAACTGTATGGTAGCAGTGACTTCACTCTCAACTGGATCTTGTGAAAGGAAACCACCAATCAAGCCCACAGGTCGTTGTCCATTGACTGCTATTCTAAAAAACAAGTTTGGTCTGATGCAGTATTCACGCACAGTTTCTCTGGCACGATCTTGATCATATCTTTCTTCAGTGATGTCAGCGGCTTCACAGTAGTAGTTGAATAGGTTCAACACCACATCTAGTTCTCTAGGCAGCATTTCTCTAATGATCATGCACGTCCCCATTTGAATTCTGTTTGTCCAACCCAACCTGACTTTTCAAAGGCCTTGTCATACTGCACACCTTGGAACAACCAGTTAGACCAGTTGTTGGTCTTGCGTCCATTGGTTCTTTCAAAATCTGCAAATAAACTGGAACAATCCACACTTAGTTGGCAGGTATTGGCTGTTTCTTGTATGGAGAAATTATAGATAGTGCCATCATACATCATTATGGGTGCTGCCACTAGGGCCAATGGTGATGTGCCTGCGGCACCAAAATTTAAGAATGCCTTGTAGATCACAACCCTTGCACCTTCAACTTCATAGTTGATAAACTTGGTCACATAATCATTTGAGATGCCTGACAGTGTGACTGTGAACTTGCCCACCTTGACTTCCATCTCTTCACTCATACCACCAAAGCCAATGAAGTTGCCCTGTGCTAGGTATGTGTTGTTGCCTGCATCTGGTGCAGTGGCTGAATCAAAGGTGACATCAAATCCACCATTGCAGAGATATAGTGTGTCACTGCCACCAGCAGTGGTCTTGAGATGCAGTTCTACACAATCAACTGATATGGTATGATCGCGATAGTATTCGTCTTTGTTGGCTGTGCTTGCAAATGCTTTCATTAGAATGTTTCTCGCATAGACACGCTCATGCTTGATATGCCACCATAGCCTATATCAAACTCTTGTTCAGGTGCAGACAGTATGGCTGTGAATGGCACCGCAGTGATTGTAAGGTTTGTTGATGAAGGCACAGCACTAACCAATGGTCCTGAAAAGAACAGTGTGGCTGTGCCTCCTGCTGAACTGGTGCAAGGTGCCACACACATATACACCTTGGTGTGGTTGTTGAATTTAAAGAAATCACCTGCAGCCAGCACATTCTGTGTGTTGCCACAGTTTGTCAGTGTCACAGAAGTAGATCCTATGGCTGCTGTGGCACTTGTTCTGCAGGTGCTAGAAGTCTGTGTGGCTAGAGCACTGGTGCTGAGTTTAGGTAGAACAATCTCAAAACTAAACTGTGGTCCTAGTGCCTGTGCCAAATAACCTTTGACTGTGCCTGCCTCTAGTCTTGATAGGTTGGGATATTTCACTTCCCAGGTGTAGTAACTCACGCCCATACCAATACGGCGAACTTTACCACTCATAGTGCCTGTGACCTGAGTAGGAGTTACTGTCTTGAAGTTGATTGATTCAAAACTTGGACTTGAGGGATACTGCGTTGCTAGATCAGCCATTATACCATGCTCCTTCTACCTTTTTCTAACATAGCGTCAGAGATAATTTGTTGTATGACACCTTTGCGTGATGCCAGTAATTGATCAAATCCTGTGGTGTCATTGGCTACGATTGTGAAGTTCACATTGGTAACACCACCACCTTGTAGGTCACTGTTTCTAGTTATGTTACCAGTGGTTGAGGGTGTGAACAGTTCTGGACCTGATTCACCAACGATGTATGGCTTGCCACCCATGACTGGTCCGCCTAGAGCACGACCACTGTATGATTGACTGCGAATCTGTGCCACTTGTGCAAGTCCCATGGCCACTGCGGCAGCGGCCGCTATGAATGAGAATGGAGGTGGATACATAGCCAATGCTTTGGTAGCAGCCATATAGGTGTTCATAATGGCATTGGCCATATTGAATGCTTTGGCTGCTTCAAATGCTTTCTTGTTCTGTGCTCCCAGGGCTCCAAATAAGTTAGCGGCCTGCTCAATGCCAAACTGTGTCTTTTCCATAGTGCTGAGCATTTCAAAGCGAGCGGCTTCTGCTGCCATTTGTTTTTGTTGTTCATAGCCAAACTGTGTGCCAGTCTGTGCCTGTATTCTTAATATGGCTTCACTTTCATACTGTTTCTTGGTAGCACTCATTATGGCATCTTGTGCCTGCACAGCCGCATTGATCTTGGCATTCTGATAGCTCTGTTCACTAATCAAATCTTGATCACGCAGATATTCAAGACCATTGAACAGTGTTTCATTGGCCTTCTGTGCTGCCAGTGTAGGATCCAATGAAGTCATTTGTCCAGCCACTGCTTTGCCTGCTTCAACACCTGTGAGGCTTTGTGTAGCGGCTCGGAGACTTTGTGTTATCTGTTCACGATCTCTTGCAGCCTGTGTTAGTTGTAAACTAACTGCTAATTGATCTTTCATATCCTGGGTGAGTGCTGAACCCAGTTCACGCTCTTTGGCACGGATTGCCACTGCTATTTCACGCTGTTTCAAATCAGCAATGCCTAGACCATAACGCTCATCTTCTAGTTTCAATAGTTCTTGAGTGACGTTAAATTGTGCTTTCGCAGCCAGTGTTAGGTTTAGACTGGCGATCAATTGATCTTTTGCAGCCTGTGTCAATGCCACACCTAGTTCACGTTCTTTAGCACGGATAGCCAGGGCAATTTCTCTTTCTTTGACATCAGCAATGGTCAAGCCATAACGCTCATCTTCTAGTTTTAACAGTTCTTGTGTGATGGCGGCTTGTGCTCTAGCAGCCTGTTCTGCTTGAAGAGTCTTGCTGATGGTCTGTGCCATCTGTTCGGTGAATAGATTGCCTAGTCGCAATCTTTCTTTTTCTATGCGTAGGTGTTCTTCACGCAGAGCCACATCATGTATGGTGAGACCGTTTATTTCCAGTTGTGCTAATGCCAAATCCTGTGTGTAAGAATTTAATTCTTCTGCTTGGAGATTTTCTCTGATCTTAACTGCTAGATTGGCTTTGTTGGCCTCATATACTTCTTTGGTTAATGAAAGTCTGTATGCTTCTAGTTGAGCAGTGACCTGTCGCTGACCTTGATCTTGAATACCTGCTGTGGCAGTGGCACTTTCTAGTTCTAGTATGCTTCTTCTTACTTTGAGATTGTCTTCTGCAATGATTTTCTTTCTAGTCTCAATACGCAGTTCTTTTTCCAACTGCATTGGTATCAATGCACCAATTTCTAGATACTTGCGTCTTTCTTCTGTGATGACCTTTTCAGTTTCTGTTCTAAGATCACGCAGACCGGTGCTCTGTTGTAGAATTTTGGTTTCATCTCTCAACTTGCCAATGGTCTTGGACAATGCGATGTCAAGTTTTTCTTCTTCAGTGGTGCGTTGAGCAGTGAATTTCACACCGTCCTGGGCTTCTTTTTGTAGTTCTGCTTGAGACTTAACTGCTTTCTTGGTTTTCTCTCCAAACAGGCCTGCTTGCTGTGCGGCAAGTCCAATGGCAGCACCTAATGCGGCAGCACCTAATACAGCGGCACCGCCAGTTAATACTGCCATAGCAGTGGCAGCAGGTATCAGTGGGATCAATAATGCTGCCACTGCTACTGCAATACCGCCTATGACTCCAATCACCACACCTATGTTTTCGCTCATAGCGTTTAACACACTCACCAACGCATCACCTATACCAGTGGCATCTGAGAAGTTCTTGATGGCCACAGTGAGACTGGTGCTGAGATTTTCATAGGCCTGTGGTATGGTCTGCACAGTCTTACCGTGTGCTGCCGCTATCTCTGTGCTTTCTAACAGAGCCTTGGCCAGTATTTCTGCTGACAATTTGCCATCAGAGGCCATTTGACGCAGTTGACTTGTGGTCTTGCCTGTTTGTTTCTCCAACACCTTCATCATGAAGCCATTGGTCTCAGTTATGGTGCGGAATTCGTCACCATTCAATGAGCCTTTCTGCATGGCCTGTGCAAACTGATACAGAGCCGAGGCAGCACCAGCACCTGAAGCACCTGATATCTGTAAGGTCTTGTTGAACTGAGATGTGATATAGGCTAGACTTTCATTGCTTGAACCTGCCAAGGTTGATGACTGTGCTAACTTTTGGAATAGGTCAATGGTGCCACCTAGATTACTACCAGTGGATTTGGCAGTGGCTGCCAATAATCCAAATGTCTTGTTAGCATTTTCCACTGACCCTGTGGCGAAGATCAACTTGTTGGTCATCTCCTGAGCAGAAGCAGTGATTTTCACAAACTGCTCAACTAGATTACCGCCTACTGCAATAGAAGCCAACGCACCCAAGGCTCGAGTGAGTCCACCTAGGGCCCGTTCTGCTTGACTGGTGTCAGCGGTAATTCTAATTTGTGCGTCAGCCATGCTATCTTCGTCCTTTTTGTTTGTCCATTGCCTTCTTGGTTTCGTCTGCTTCTATCTTATAGAATGCGGCCCAGCCTGCAAACTCCACCACAGACATGTCTAAAACTTCTTCAACTGTGCGGCCCAGATCCTTGGCAAGCCTATAGGCAAATAGGAGATCTGGATCCGCCCTTAGTTTTTTTCTGCATTATCCAAATCTAGATCCTGCACATTATTCATTTCACCTACAACACGGATCAGCACTCGAGGATCAACTTCATTCAAGAATACCATCTTGTCAGCGAAGGTGAACATCTTGGTGCCATCTTCATTTCTAGCACGAAGGATCAGGCTTTCAACTAGAGCTTCCACAGTTTTACCTGCTTGGCTTAGTTCAAGGATCTTACCTTCGTCTCTGAGTGTGGTTGATGATTTCCAAAATATCTCAGCATCTCCCCATTCAGGAACTTTGACTGATTTCATCTCACCTGAGATTTGATTACGGAAGTGTGCTGTGGCTTTGTCTATTACTTTGTTCATTTGTATTTTCCTTTTATTGCGGTTAGGGTTGGTCCAATGATTCCACGAGGTGCCTGACGGCTCGCTCCAGCCTCTAGTTTATCAATATAGGGAACATTATTTTCAACTCGAAAGTTGTTCTTGGTTGTGGCTTCACGCCATGCGTTTTTTGCACGACCACTACGCACTGGTGTCTTGGCTCTGGCTGTGGCATAGACGTCATCAGCAATCTGTTTGACCAGACGCTGTAATGAACGTTCTAAATCAATGCCAACTCCTTGAACACCAGTGACTGTGATCTGCATATTACACTGCTGTGGTTGAGTAAGTTGTTGCACCAGTTCCTTGGAAACTGATACTGGCTTCTA